CCCGGAACCTCGACGTCGTCTAAAATCATGAGATCTGCTCGACTTCCTGTGAGTTGCCCAGTGATTCCCACCGATTTTACGCTTGGTGCTTGGTGAGGAGAACAGTTGACGTCGAAGCTGATGCGACTCCAACGAGAATCGTCTGATTTCGGTTGTAGATGACTTAGCCATGGTGTTTCTATGATAATTTTTTGTAAAAAGATAGACATGTTATCTGCACGTTCTTTAGATGCAGATATAATCATTATTTTCCTTTCATTGTCGTTAAATAGCGTCCAGAGTACAAATGCACCTGTAATCCAAGACTTTCCTACTCCTCGGAAGGCTTGTATCTGTAAACGCTTAGGTCCGTTTTGTAAGTAGTCCGCAATAGCGTACTGAGCTCTAGTAGGTGAAGGAAGACCGAGCTGGTCCCACAATGCCTGTAGGAACAGCTTAAAATCTTCTTTTAGAGAGGTTACTATTTCATGATCTGTCATCAGGGTAAAGTAATTCAAGGTTTAATTGTTTATATCGACCATTTTTTGCTAAATCTAGAAGATACAAAAATTCTTTAATCTTTTGTTTTTTGACTTTCTTTTGTAACCGCTCGTTCTTAGATGTAGTTTTAAATATTTTTTCATCTGCTGAAGTATCAACTTGACTATCAGAACTAATGACTCCGAAATCTTCGTTCCACTGTTCAAGTGCTTTTGGATTTTTTAAATCTATATTTATACCATACCTTTTATAAACATGGTCTGTTATGTCTTCTATTCGTACTAACATTTCTGGAGTATCATTTAAATAAGAATCTACAAGGCTATGTAAAATACCTTCTCTTATTTCTATTGGAAAAAGATTACTTCCGTCTTTGTTTTTAGCATATAAAACACTATAATAGTTAGGTATTGTATACTCAGTTTTAAAACCTATATTCTTTGTTGAGCTCGGATCGTACGCATAAATAACTAAATCAGACTTGTTTGGAGAGTTAATATCAGCTTCATAACCTATAACAGCATTTAATCCTTTGTATTTGCCTGCTGTAAATTTTTTAACTGGAAAAGTCCTTACTTTTTTTCCGGGGTAAACTTCACTTTTTTTACTAGGAGTAATATACTCAGCTATCTGATCTTTCATTACTTTAAATTTAGGATCATTTAAAAAAACTATATTACCTAAACCTTTATCAAGAACATAAACATCATTGTTCATGTATCCTAAAGATTTACCGTATGCACTCTTCCAAAACTCAGCCTCATCTAAACCGATCATATGTTCATGATAGTTTTGACCAGATGTATCCGAGTTCCAATCAATTAGCCAAGGATGTTTTTTTTCTAAAGCATTTCTTTCTTTTACGTTTAGTTTCATTAACTCTCTAAGTAATACTCTATCTGACTCGGAAGAATTTTCGGATTTCATTTTCCTAGAATCAATCTCACTTAAAGGTGTAGGTATATAAGTTTGATTAGGTCCAACAGCACTTTGATCTGCTTTAACAAATCTCCAATACTGACCTTGACTATCTACAAAGTCTGTATTAGAACTAAATCTTTTTTTCTCTACACCCGGACTTAGATTAGCTTCGTTATATCTATTTATTAGGTTTTGTGTAAGCCATTGTCTATAACGAGTCTGGTTAACTATGTTATCCATTCCCGGTACGTCAAGTATTCTGTGATTACTAATATCAAAATAAAAAGTCTTTTCACCAGTTTTGGCTTTTGTCTGCCATTGATTTAAAAAGTTAGGAGTTAAATCATCAGCACCTTCAATAGATCCATAATTAGGTTCAGCTACTGACCAAAATTCGTTATTTAACTGAAAATTAGTTAACTCATTTTTAGGTATGAATACTGTATCCTTACCGGGGTCATACTCACCTTCCCCAGACTTAATGATAGGGCTATTTTTTTTATCTACTTCATTTTTAGTTTCAACATTAGATGTGCTATATACATCATTTATAATATTATTGTATAAAGTTTCTCCAATAAAAGGTATAGCTTCTAGATACTTAGGTTTAGTAAGTTCTAAATCACCCATTTCGTTTTGATCTAAA